ATTCGTTTGAGAATAAACCAGTGGGAATGCTATTGGAGGGAGATCCAAGACGCGGAGATGAGGGGTGTATTATTGACATCTGGAGTGAAGAGGAAGACTTCTTCTTTAGAAGTAAGAATAAGACACATCTTACTACAGGAGACGTAATCCAGTACTCTAGAAAGGAAGAGGTAAAGGAAAGAACTGTGGAAGAATACTCGGATGAGGAATTAACCACCATCATAAATAGCAAGTTCTTTACTTTACAGAATGTTCTTAATAATACAGAATCCATTGCAGTTCTTTTCAGAATTAAGAACCTTGCGCAGGAACTTGAAAAGTCAGATAAACTAATAAAAGTAATTGATGCCAGAATTTCAGAAGTACAGGCAGAGGAATTCAAGCCTCTTCCTAAATCAGTAACTTTGGAGTTATAATATGACCATAGATGTAGCGATTAATATTGACTACCTTTTACCCACCCTAAGACTTCATCTTGGAGATACTGATCCAGCATCATATAGATATATTGATGGGTGGCTTAGAGTAGCACTAGTCTCTGGAGTAAAATCATTGCAAAGATGGTGGGGAGAGAGATATTTAGTAGACCAAACAACCTATGATGTTATTAGAGGGACTAGTTATACTTTTATACAAGATAATCCTCCTATTATTCAGGATTTGGATGAAAGACCCGTAATACTAATGTCATCTCTATTAGTAAAAACTGGCCAATTAGAAGCTAATTCCTGGGGGGTGGGTAGTTGGAAGGACGCTGAAATAGCCGTATCTAATATTGAAGGAAGCAGAGCTAAACAATTTGGTGTTGGTATGGATTGGGATGAACTAAAAATGTACATTCTGCCTCCTACAAAGAGACTATCCCCAGCACTTAGAATAGAGCATCCGGTAGAAGAGGAATAAAAGACATATAAAAAAGAGGAGAAATTCATGGAAATATTAAGGAGTAAGATTCAAGGAGTTCGCAATGAGCAATAAGCCTAAAGTACTGTGGGTTTCAGACCTAGTTACCCCAACCGGATTTGCTCGTGTGAGTCACAGTATTTTGGATACGCTAAAGGATAAATATGATATAGTAGGTTTGGGAGTGAACTACCGAGGAGACCCTCATCCATATCCATATCCAATATATCCAGCAGGAGTTAGTGGAAAGGTATTTGGAGAGGACAGACTTATCACTATCTTGAATAATAGTAAGTTTGATATTCTCTATATAATCAATGATGCCTGGATAATACATAATTATTTGGAAGCCATAAAAAAGAATGTTACAGTGCCTCTTCCAAAGATAGTAGTATACTTTCCAGTAGATTCTAGAAACCATGATAAAGATTGGTACTCCAATTATGGAATGGTAAGTAGGGCAGTTACCTATACTGAATATGGCAGAGAGGTGGTAAATAATCCTAACTGTGCGCCCAATATAAAACTGGATATAATCCCTCATGGTATAGACCAAAGGGTATTCTACAAAAAATTCACCAATAGGGTAGATGCAAAAAGACTTCTTATCAAAGATTCTAAAGACCCAAATAGTTTTGTATTCCTTTCAGCTAATCGTAACCAGCCAAGAAAGCGTCTGGACATAACAATGGAAGGTTTCAAACTATTTGCAGAAGGCAAGGATGGAGTTCTTCTTCACATGCACTGCGGAGTTCGAGATGCACAGATAGATGTGCCCAAACTAGCTATTAGACTTGGAATAGATGACAAGATTATACTTACCAACCTAAATTCTGGAGTTCAAACAATATCAGAAGCGGCTTTGAATGATATTTATAATGCTGCTGATGTGGGACTAAATACCTCTATGGGCGAGGGTTGGGGATTGACTTCTATTGAACACGCTATCACAGGTGCTCCTCAGATAGTACCAAACCACAGCGCATGCAGGGAAGTATTCCATGATTGCGGACTATTAGTGCCAGTAGTTACAAATTTTACTTTTGATAACAGTATGACCATCGGACAATTGATTTCTCCAGAGGGTCTTGCTGAGAAAATGAACCAGATATACACGGATACAGCATTGTATAAGGAATTATCCGATGCCTCAATAGCTAAATTCTCGTCCCTAAAGTATTCCTGGGTAGAGATTAGCAACCAATGGGATAAGATATTTACAGAGGTTTTAGCAAAATAATGATCATATCATTTCCAGCAAACACTAGGGAAACCATAGAAAATATTATAAATAGTATTGGGAGGTATGTTACCTTCTATACTTCAACCCAGTCCGGTTGCACAGCCTCTGGTTGTGGACTTGACCCGGTTACAAATACATCTATAAATTCTTTCTGCACTGTTTGCAGTGGGGAATACTGGATACCTACGTGGTCTGGTTATGATATAAAAGCACACGTAACCTGGAAATATGCAGATGATGTGCAATTTCATACGGGAGGTATGGTATTTCTGGGGGATGGTATTATAAAAGTGATGTATTCCGGCCCATATATGAATGTTATAGAAAATGCAGACTATGTGGAAGTAGATGGTAAAGAGGTAGACATACAGAGAGTAACTCTCCTGGGTGTTCCGTCTATAAATAGGATTTCGTTGGATTTTAAAGAAAGGAGTAAATAGGATGGATAAAAATGCGGTAATACAAGAAATAAACCCGCTTTCCGTGATTGCTAGCGTAGGAAAGAAAAGTAAGAAACATCAGGCTAAAGTATTACAGGAAGCAGAGAGACACATACAGAAAGGGTCAGCTGAATTTGAAGAATTTAGAAAGTTCTTTTTGGATGAGCAAAACAACTTTACCCGTTCTGTTATGAGAGACATATTTGGTGATATAGAATTTATGATAAAGGGTTAAATGGATGATGTATTAGCTACCTTACGAGACATCGCAGCAAATGCAAGAAACGCTGCCAATACTTTAGAGAGTGCTGTTTCACAGGAAAAACTGGTTAGAGACTCCATTAGGTATGCTAAAGAACAGCTCAGGGTTTCATCTATGGAGGCAGCTAATGCGGCTTTTGAATCTGCGCTGATAGTAACTAGAGATATAGCACCAACCATCTACGCAAATAATGTAAGAAGAGCAGCATCAGAATCTATAGAGTATGATTTTGATTCCTTCCTGCAACCGTTGCTTGCTGTGGGTATGGAAGAGGATTTATATAGTATAGTACCAACTGGCAATGGTTGGGATAAGTCAATAAGTGTAAATCTAGAGATGAATCAAGTAGCCGGTGACCTGGATGATTATGCCAGCGCAGTAGAATCTACCAGAGAATCTATGGGTGTAAAAGAGGGTAGAGACCCAGAGAAAGCCTCATACATCTGGAAGACTAGGATTTATGGTAAGGGGATATACTACGAGATTATAAAGACAAGACTTGCACACTCCGCAAGTTTAGCTCCATTTTGGAGTTTATTGAATGATGGAAGCGCCAATGTTTCAATGGCATCTGATATTGGTGGAACTCCATACCCATCCAGGGGAGCACATAGATTTGTAAATAAAACAGAGAATGAAATAAGAGATTACTTCTATGTCAATTTTAGACTTAGCAAGTACCGATATTATAAAGACAGTGAAATGGTTGAGCAAGCAGTATTTGATGCAGAGTATACACTAAATGAGTTGCAATCTGACGTAGAAGGACTAGCAGCCAATTCAGACGATATGAGAAGATTTGCTAATGAGTTGGGGGTTGATGTTGCAGAACTTAATAAGGAAACCATTGTAAATCTAGCAAGAAGAATAAAGAATGGAGAAGTTCTGAGTCAGGCTCAATACAGAATTGGTGGAGCTAGAGTTAGAGCTGGAAGACTTACAACATTACTTATGGACTTTGGTGAATAGGAGAATAATATGTTTGTAGAGAGAAAAGAAGATTTGAGCGTTTATTACTTTCTAAAGACGCTATTTGCTGATGCTCCTTTTGTAACGATAGTAGATGGATTTCCAGAAGGTGTGGATTTGAAACTTCCTACTGTTGCAGTGGAAGCTGGAAAGATAGATGTAGTATTATTTGAAATGGGTAATAGGGATGGTTTGAGAGTTAGACGATGGTATATAGATATATTTGCAGTTAACAAGTCTCAGAGAGATGAATTTGGATATAGATTGCTGGATGCCCTAAAAGACGGAATTCCGGTATATAATTATGATCAAGGTTTCCCTCCATCTGTGAGTCCTGCTAGGGAAGGTACTCTGATGGTTAACTCTAAGTCGTATAATCCGATAAGAGTGAGCGCAGATGTTGTGGATAAATTGTATTACAGAGCTACGGTTACATTCGCAGCTCAGAATGATAAGGTATAAACTCAGGTTTATAACAAACGGAGGTTTTAAAGATGAGGGTTTGCCATACATGTAATAAAGAAAAATCTTTAGACGAATTTTACAGTGGCAAATGCTATAAGGATGGGTATGACATCTACTGTAAGTCTTGTGCTAGGGCGCGTAGACTTAATAATGATAGAAACCCAATAAATCCCGTATCTAAAGGCGGAGACTTAATAATAAATAATGTTCAATTGCTATGTAAGTCCTGCAATTGCTCTAAAGGAAACAAGATGATAAAATACAGAGATGATATAAATATTATCGGGGAGGTAACAAATGGCTAAACGTCTTGCCATACCTAGTAAAGAACTACAACTTAAGGTTGTAGGCCCAAGAGATGTTTTTGCCGCATCAAGAGTACAGAGTCTAACTCTGTCTTCAACCCTACCATCTACAACAGTAGATGAATTAGGAAACCCACTACACGTAGGAGAAGTTAAGGATACACCAGAAGTAACTCTTACATTTAGTGCGTTTGATGTGGGTATTAAGATTTTTGCTGCACTTACTGGGACTAACCCAGCAGCATATCCATTAGGCGGGGTAGATATATCCAATCTTGGTGAGATTGATGCTGTCCTTTATGTAAAGGATGTTGATGTAGCAGACTATGTAAAATCAATTAGCGGAAGACGTTTACAGATTAGAGATTTCAAATTTGACTATACGGTTGATGGAGAATCTAAAGAAGATTATACCGCTGTTGGTTCAGAAAGACGTTACTTAAAGTATGACGTAATAGTAGATAAATTCACTGTTGGTACTACTTCTTTCACTTTGACACAGACACCTATTCAGTTAAAGAATGGCAATAATGCCATTACTGTAACTTTGGATGGTGACTATCTAGTGGAAGTAACCGGTGCACCGGCAACTGGGGAATATAGAGTTGTTGGTACTACCTTAACAACTGGTGATACTAGAACAGCACAGGTTTTGGCTGTATATCATGCAAACCCTGCTGGTACAAACTGGTCAGATATTGGGGATTCCTCACTTCCAGTTGCTATCAAAGGTAGAGATGTTGACGTTCAGATCGCAGCAAATGACATAGCCAGAGTTCAATCAATTTCCATCAACGGTAATTTGAATACAACTCCGGTTAAAGAATTAGGTTCAAGAGTAGTGGTTGGCTATCAAAGCCAGATACCTACAGTTGAGGGTACTATCACAGTATTAGATACTGACAATGACCTAATCTCCCTATTGACAGACGGAACTATCGCGGTAAGCGGTGGTACAGTTGAATGGGGTCCAGGCGAAGAATGTGCAGTATCTGGTCTAGCATTGAAGATTGAGCTTGTTGACCCATGTGATTACACTGGTGCAGCAACAGTCCTAAAGACTGTTTATATTCCAGACATCACAATCGTTGGAGATAGCTATACTTCAAACGTAAATAACAACGCAACACAGACATTTAATTTCAAGAGTGTGCTTGGAAGTTTGGTAGTGTATAGCGGAAGCATGTAAAGTAACAATCGTAAGATTGTAGCAATAAAGGCAGAATAAAACAGGGCTACAAATTGTGTAATAACAAGGTGTGGCCCTGTTTAATTTTAAGGATAATAGGATAAGGAGAAGAGATGGCACAAGTAAATGTAGAACTAAATGATGTGGATATAGCACCCCTGTTTGCGTGGAGCAAGGAATTTGAGGTTGTGTCTGAGGGGAAGACAGTGCCCGTATTTATGAGAATATTGGGGGACGCAGATTTGAACAGAGCTAGGGTAGCCTCCCTTAGAAAAAGTGCTGAACTGAGACGAAACTTGAAAGATATAAATAGTGATGAACGTTTGGCGTTCATAAAGGATATTGATGATCTAACCGTAGAACAGCTAGTTGCGGTAATAGCCGTATTCTCTATGAAGGATATATCTGAGAAGGCTCAATCTAAACTGAAGATTAAACCACCTAAGCAACCTAGATCAGACGCTAAAACCGCAGTACATGAGAAGTTTCAGGAGGCAGTTGACACCTATCCCAAGAGAAGACAGGATGAACTTAGAAGTCTTCTAGAAAATGAAGTTGAGGTGCTGAAGAACACTCTTGAGCAAGAACCAAAAGAGGTATTATATAATAAGTACATCACTCTAATGATAGACGAGATGTGCGAACAGGAATTATTACGGGAGTTCAAATCCCAATGTGCATATTATGGCTCATTCAAAGATTCCTCCCTGAACGAAAGACTCTTTAGTTCCTATGAGGAGTTCTCCAATCTTCCCTCTGCTCTTAAGCAGGAGTTCGTTGTTGAATATTCAAAGATGGAGTTACAGAGCGAAGACCTAAAAAAATTGCAGCAAGTAATGCCTTAGCATCTATATGGAGCATCTCTAAAGCATTGCTTGTACCACTAGATACAAGACTAAAAGTACTTCATCAAGTACCCCATACTATAAGTTACGTAATAAGAAAGAGACAGCAAGTAGATTCCCTTTCTGAACTGCCTAAAGAAAAGCAGCCAACTAACGAGATATTATGGGACGGTTCTCCAGAAGATTTAGATGACTGGCTAGCTACAGTATTTGATAGGGGACATAAGACAACAATTACGGATATAAACTTATCCGAAGTCGAGGAATAATAACCATGACCACTCTAAAAGAACTGCAAGTTCAATTATCTTCAATAAGTGCAGAACTATCTGCATTACAGTCTAAAGCTGTAGCTATTCAGACTATAATGGCTAAAGGGTGGTCTGCGCCTGCTATGCAGGCATTAGAAGCATCACTTAAGGAAACAAATGCTCTTATAACTCAATTACAGGGAAAGAAGGTAAATGTTCTAAATGAATCCTCCCTAAAGGGTTATAATAGTTTACTAAAGTCCATAGAGACAATCCAAGCCAAGATAGCTGAACAGGCCGTAAAATTATCACAGGCCCCTGTAGGGAGCAGTATATATGATGTAAGATTGAGACAACTACAGGATTATGAACGTGCCCTAAATTCATTTGAATCCAGAAGAGCAAAGAACTATGATCCTCAGGGACTTAAATACCAATATAAAGAGCCAATAGGGCCTCCTATAGGCGACTATGGGAATGTTGGGCCTAAACAAGACCCTACAGTTCTAATTGAGAAAAAACTAAAAGCACTGGCTAAGGAATCAGCAGAGTTACAGAAAGTTATGGGCATGCGTGCTCCAGATGCCAGAGGTGTTGAGCAGGCCAGACTTGACCAAATAACTCTAGCCGTAAAGAGACTTACTGATGCTTATATTAATCTAAATAATCAGAAAGCCAATGCTTTTGGAGGATTTGGAAACGAATCTTATGGGCCTGGATATAT